GCAAGGATAGTTTGTTGCTGGCGTTCTTTCTGGGCTTCGCCATCGTGATTCTGCTGTCGCTGTTTGGCGCCCACGTCGCCTGGTCGCACGAGTGGTACCCCAAGGCGTGCTGCAGCGACAAGGACTGCCGGCCGGTGGCGTGCGAGGATATTCATTCCAGCGGCGCCGAGTGGGAGTATTCCGGGCGAAGGATCGAGAAGTTCAAGGCGCAGGTATCGCCTGACGGCAGTTGCCATGTCTGCATCAATGCCAGCAGTATCCTCTGCATTTTCCTAGGGGGCACGTCTTGAATTTGATTGCTCCGCGCAAAAAAGGAAAACCGCCAGAAGAACGGTTTTTTGATTTTTGTATTCCCGAACCAAACACCGGATGTTGGTTATGGCTAGGCGGTGTTGGCGAGAAGGGTCATGGGCGATTTAGTATTGGCAATAAAATTCAAGTTCAGGCTCATCGTTTTTCTTGGGAATTACATTACGGAACGGTACCCGATGGTTTGTGGGTACTTCATAAATGCGATAATCCCCCGTGTGTGAATCCAGAACACTTGTTTTTGGGCACGTGCCTCGATAATCATCACGACATGATTCGTAAGGGACGCAAGGTTACGGTGATCGGAAAAGATCATCCAAAAACTTCTTTGACAGAGCAAGATGTCTTGAACATTCGTGCTGATACAAGACCGCTTGCAGTGATCGGCGCGGATTACGGATTCGACAAACAGCATGTTTGGAAAATTAAAAGACGTTGGTATTGGAAACATATCTGATGCGTTTGGCTTTGTGCACCACCACCATCCACGTTCCGCATGCGCTAAAGATGCTGCGCAAGTGCTCGGATGACGTTCGGTTTTTTGTTGCTGGTGATATGAAGACTCCTGCCTTGGAAAATATTCGGCTCCTGGAAGGATGCGGTAATTTTTATTTCAGCCCGGGTGACGGCTTCTCGCCGTGGAAGTCCTCTGAAGCGATTGGCTTCAACACCATAGCGCGGCGCAACATCGCTTTCCTCGAGGCATTGAAATGGGGTGCGGATATTATTGTTTCTTGGGACACCGATAATGTCCCGATGGGAAACGATTACTTTTTTTATTTCGAGCAGATATTGTTCCAGCCTTATCACGGGCTTCTCGGCTCCAGCAAAACCGGATGGTTTGATGCCGGGCAAATGTTGAATCCATGGGCGCGTCACCGCGGTATTCCACACGATAACATTCCAGCGCATCATTACGATATTGTGAATAATTTCCGCGTTGGTATCGCGGCGGGTTTGGTTCTAGGTGATCCTGATGTCGATGCTACGTTCAGGATCGAACGCGCACCCGAAATTCATAATGTCTCAGAACTCGCAAAGATGGGTGTACTTGTTGACGTTAACACCCACACCGTCTTTAACACCCAAAATGTTGCGATGCTGCGCGACTTGGTGCCGGCATGGTTTTGTATGCCTCACGTTGGTCGATACGATGATCTGTATGCTAGTTTGATTGTGCAGCGGGTGGCTCGTGAACGCGGATTGCATGTTCATTTCGGGCGACCGTTTGTATGGCAAGCCCGACATCAACACGATCAGTTCTCAGATCTCAAAGCTGAGATTGAGGGCATGTCCCATATTAAGGGGTTAGCAAAATTACTCGATGCCATTATCTTGCCCGGCAAGAGCGTGCTGGAGGATACGCGGATCATCTACCGGGCGCTGGAGCACTGCACGTTCCTGCCCGACGAGGCGATATATGTCGCGCATGCGTGGCTGGATGATTGCGAGGGGATTTTATGAGTAGTTTTGTGGTGACCGAGACCATCCATACCTTGCAGTGTGCAAATTGCACGATGACGTTTGGCGTGCCCAAACGGTTCGAGGAGGACCGTCGCAAGGATCACAAGGGATTCTTTTGCCCTGCGGGGCATAATAATTTTTTTAGTGGTGAGAGCGACGAAGAAAAGCTGCGGCGTGAGCGGGATATAGCTCGCCAGCAGGTGGCGCGCGCCGAGGAAGAAGCAGCACGCGCCCGTCGCAAGGCTATCAATGCCGAACGGGAAACCAAGCGGTTAAAGAAGCGGGCAGCGGCCGGCACCTGTCCGTGCTGCCAGCGCACCGTGATCCAGATGGCGCGGCACATGAAGACCAAGCATCCGGAGTTTGTCGCCGAGGAAACCAGCAACGTCGTCAAGATGAAGGCGAAGAAATGAAACTGGCGATCGGCTATTCGACGAAGGATCAGGTTGAGATCACGCGGCAAACCATGTTGGGTCCAACCGATCGCTGGGATATGTACTGGTGCGACGGCAGCGATACCGAGGAAGGCATTACATTCGCCGAACGGAAACGAGCGACCCGAGTGTGTGGCGGCGCCGATGCGGCGATAGTCTGGAAGCTATCCACCATGCTCAACGCGCCGCAACAGTACACCCACATCGGCCTGCTCGAGAACGACGTCCTGCTCGATGAGGACTGGTTCGAACCGACGATGGAGTTGTTCGAGAAAGGCAAGCAAGATGGCCTCGAGGTTGGAGCAGTCTCTGCAAGATCTTTTGTCGACCGTGTGCTCATCCAACGGGAAGGATATGCCATCATGCATAACCTTGGAGCTGGAATGGTCATATTTACCCGTGACGCTGCTCGAGCAGTTCTGCAATCTTTCCGCACCCATTGGTGGCCAGACAACCGTCGCCTGTTCGCGCAACTCAGTGGTATTGACTTGGCGACTTACGCCGCCTTCAAAGGCAATGAGCAGTGGGTCACCACCGATTGGGGATGGGAAGCCCAGCTTGCCCGCCGCGGACTAGCTTCGCTGGCCTTGACGCCGGCCAAATGCCAGATGATCGGGCAGAAATGGCCGTTGGAGCAGCAGGGACTTAGGTTGACAGTTGATGGTGATTTTTCGGAAAGGAACGACGTGAAGGCGTTTGAAACTTACCGAAATAATATTGACGAAATTCGTCATGGCGAGCGTAAGATAGAACGGCCCGGTATCATTCACCGCGACGGCGCCGGCATGCTTTTCTTTCCGCATCAACTCGGTTATTTATCGGGATCGCCATGGCAAGGAACTACGGAGTTGCAATGGAATCAAGGTTTCGGCCCGTTCGCCTACCGCGCTGGTCCGGGCGGCGTATCACTTACTGTGCATATCTCTGGTATCTGTTCGTTCCTCGTCGCTGGCGGGAGCGTGACGATCGAGGACCACCGCTCTGGATTTAAGACTAGTCCGGATCTTTCCGAGGCCAAGGAGATGGTTTCGATAAACGTGCCGGGCGGGCCGATTCCGCGGTGGATCACGATGCAGTTGGCCGAGGGCACGGTATTCTACGGGCTGCAGACGTCCGATCCACATCTGCTCGATACCACTTTCAAGTTTGATTGGTCGCAACTGCCGGGGGTAAGTTAATTCATGTATGACCTTATTTGGATTGGCAACACGCTTTATCCGCGATGGTTCGTCATTGCAGTGGTGGTAATTGCCTTTTTGATTCCGTTTGTGATCGGGGGAGTTGTTCAATTAGTTCGCTGGTGTTTGAAATGAAAAAAATATTGATTCTCGGCGCCGCCGGCTTTTTAGGTGGTCACCTCGAACATCGGCTTCGAGCCGAAGGCCATTACGTCGTCAGCGTCGCGCGCAAAACCCCGCTGTTTCGAAAGTCGGTTGCCAATGAATTCAACATTCTTGATCTTACAAACGTGGCTGAGTTTCATAGTCATTTCCACCGCCATCATTTCGACGAGTGTTACCAGCTCGCGGGAGAGGTGGGCGGTCTCGGCTATATTGGTACCGGCGACCACGACGCAGATATTCTTGTTAATTCAGTGAAGATCAACCTTCACACATTGGAAGCGATCCGCAAGACGCAGGCCTGCGACAAGATTTTCTTTGCCTCCTCGCAGTGCGTCTACCCGGACCGGTTTGAGATCGACCCGTTTGCTTCCGAGCGGATCCCGCTTGAGATCAACGATCCGAACAATCGCGAGTGCGATGCCAGTTTTGACACCTTTGCGTTCGGCCAGGAGAAACTGTTTTCGGAGAAGCTGTATGATGCGTATCGTCGAAATTACGGACTTGAAGTACGAATTGGAAGGATCGGGAACACTTACGGTCCGTTTTCCGTATGGGACGGTGACCGAGCTAAAGCACCTGCTGCGATATGCCGGAAAGTGGCGCAGGCGGGGTATGGCGAACCAGTTGAGCTCTGGGGCAACGGGCAAACCAGGCGATCCTTCACCTACGTTGATGACGTGATCGAGGGGATGATTCGGTTGATGGCGTCGGATTATAACCAGCCGGTCAATATCGCGGTGCATGAGACGGTAAAAATCACTGAGTTGTTTGAAATCGTGTGCAGCGTATCAGGCAAGGTATTAGGCCATGTCGGTGTTGACGGGCCGTCAGGGGTTCATTCACGAGGTTCGGATAATACCTTGTGCAAAAAGGTTCTTGGTTGGGAGCCGACCACGACCTTGTGGCACGGTATTTCCCAAACCTACCCTTGGATCAAGCAGCAGGCCTTGACGAAGGAAATAGTTTAGGTTAGTTTGTCTCACCACTGAAGATCGTGAGGCAGCGGTGTTGTTAAAATGCGGGCATTGCAAGAAAGAATTTGTTGCTTCTTCAAGGCAGGAGAAGCGAACAAGATGCTCAAAAAAACATCGCCCGCGTTTTGGATACGGCTGTTCTCCTGTTTGTGTGGCTAATATTGGCGTGAAGCACAGAAAGTGTAAGCAACGCTTACCAATAAAAAAATTAGCGGGAAGTCGCGTACATAACGCTTTAGAAAAAGGTAAATTGATTCGTCCTGTAGCATGTGAAAATTGCGGAGTTGTTCCGGGTAAAAATATTTTTGGAAGGTCTCTTATTGAGGGACACCATGAAGATCACAATAAGGCTTTAGAAGTTCGTTGGTTATGTAGGCAGTGTCATCAAAATATTACTCCTGTATGTTGGGGAGAACGGCACAAGATGAGTAGATTCAAAGAAAAAGATGTTCGGCGTATTAGGAGGCTTCTTTCTTTGGATTTTGGAGTGAATGAGTTAGGCGAAATGTATAGTGTTACGCATAAAGCTATTTCAGATATACGAGATGGTAAAACGTGGAGGCGATTAAAATGATCTTAGGCTATGCGCGAGTTAGCTCAGCGGATCAAGCGAAAGAAGATCGTTCATCGCTGCAGGTCCAGACGGATATCATCGAAGGCTTCGCCCGCACCCGCGGCGTCGACAAGTACGGCGTACAGATTTACACCGATGCCGGGGTGTCCGGCGGCGTCAAGCTGGCCAAGCGCGAGGCTGGCGCGCAGATGCTGGTCGACATGAAGCCAGGCGATACCGTGATCGCGTCAAAGCTCGACCGCATGTTCCGCTCGGCATCCGATGCTCTGAACATGATCGACGTGTTCAAGGAACGTGGCGTGCATCTGGTACTGTTCGACATGGGCGCTGAGTCGGTGCTCGAGTCGGGTGTGTCCAAGTTCCTGTTCATTATCCTCGCTGCTGTCGCCGACATGGAGCGTATCCGGATCAAGGAGCGCACCGCGGAAGGCCGCAAGGCCAAGAAGGCGAGGGGAGGCCCGATCGGCGAAGTGCCGTTCGGATTCAAAAAGGTTGGTGAGGGCCGTGCAGCTACTTTGGTGCCGAACGAGGATGAGATACGCGCCGCCAGGATTATGCATGAGTTATTCCAGACCGGTCGCGGCTACTCGGATATTTCGCGTGATCTTGCCGCCGACGGCATCCTGTCGCGGGCAGGGAAGCCGTTCGATCGCTCGACAATTCGGCGTGAGTTGATGCGGGGTATGCAGTGACCCAAGGTGAATTTGATGTTCACTGCAAAGAACTTTGCCTGCGCTGCGCGGCTGGAGATCCGATTCGACAGCGCGGCGACACTTACGAATGGGTCCATGACTTCGCGTTTGGACCGGTGAACAGAATGCTAGGGCGACCATCCGGCATGGGCCACGGATTATGTCAGGCGCACCAGTTTAGAACCGAGTGGGCGAGTAAAGTTGATGGATAACCGCGAGCATGCCACCAAGCTACTGATCAAGGGGGAGGAGGCAGCACGCGACAAGTCAGCGCCGACTAACCAAGATCATGCCTACCAGCTTCTATCTTCCGCCTGCTATGCCGATCCGTCGTGGGCTCATGCGCTATATGTTAACGGCTGCACCGCGTCCGATCTGGTCCGCCCGCATGCCGCCGTCGCCCTGTTCCGGCGTGCTTTGGAGTGTGAGCAGATTCCCAATGAGCGGCATAAGGCGCTAACCAATCTGGCGTGGGAGTTGATGAAGATCGGCGGGCAGAAGGAAGCCGAGAAATATCTACGCGAGGCGATCGAACTCGAGCCCAAGTCGTCGCTACCGTGGATGCACCTCGGCATGATCCACCAGACTTTTGGGCAAACCAAGACGGCGGTGTCCTGTGCGCGCAAGTGTCTGGCGCTGGCCGATCCTAACGATGGGCAGGGATACCCGGTGGCCGAGTTCCAGATGGCATTTGCGTTGTTGTTCGATGGGCAGTATGCCGAGGGGCTGAAGTATTTCGAGTCGCGGTTTGCCGCGCGGCTGCCGAATTTCTTGTTGTATCCGTATCCGAAATGGAAAGGTGAGCATGGCAAGACGCTGTTCCTGGTGGCCGATCAGGGTCTCGGTGACACGCTATCATACGCTCGTTTTTTACCTGAAGCCGCGCGCCGCTGCCGCTATATCCATATGTGCGTGCAGAGTGAGCTTAGACGTGTCTTTGAGCATGCCTTCCGCCATCTTTCTAATATCAATTTCCTGCCTTCGCCTTCGAACTTTCCGGGCGATGCTGACGCATGGTCTACCTTCGTCAGTCTGCCCTATGCCCTGGGCTCGACTGACGATCAGATCCGAGCGGCGCCGAACATAGAGATGCTGTGCCCGCCGATGTCGAATGCGTGGAAGGTGCCGGATCGCAAGTTCCATATTGGCATCGCATGGGCCGGATCGCCGCAGAACGATATCGACCGCCATCGCAATATTCCGATCCACCACTTTGTCGAATTCTACCGTGTGCCGGGAATTCAGTTATACTCGCTGCAGGTTGACGCCAAGAAAAGTGATCTGAATGTGTGGGGGTTTGCCCCTTTGATTCGTGATTTGTCAGGATATATCCGCGATGTCGCCGACAGTGTCTCTATTCTCAATGAGCTCGATCTGGTCATCACCGTCGAATCAGCTCTCGGGCATATCTGCTCTATGTCCAACCGAGAGTGCTGGATCCCCTATAGCTGGCTCGGACGAGATTATCGAATCGGAGTCAATGAACAAGCAGCGAGATTGTGGGCCCCCAAGCACCGCATCTTCCAACAATCCGATGACATGCGATGGGAGCCCGTATTTGAACGAATCGTCGAAGCCTTGAAGGAGAAGGTGCATGGGATGGAGTAAACCGGTTTTTTCCGACATGATTTCCGAAGTTGGGTGGGATGATGATACTAGCGAGTTGCTTGTGACCTTCAAGAAGAAGGGCAAGACCGCGGCGTACAAGGGGTTCGACGAAGGTACTGCCGAGCAGCTGTCGCTGGCACCGTCGGTCGGCTCGATGTTTCTGAACGAGATCAAACCGTTTGCGAGTAACTGGCGTTATGTCTGACGATCAACCTGATGCTTCTGAACTACGCGCCCGTTTCTTCGACGACATGGCCGCCCAAATTCGTCTTAACAAGGGCGCCAAGTTTGGCGGAGCGTTTGTGCTACTCGCGCCGATGGATGGCGAGCCGGTATCGTCGTTGATGCTAAACCAGGAGGAGCCAGCAATTTTTTGGTCTTCACTACAGACGATAGCCAACATGGCGGTGCAGACGCTGGACAATAAGCCGCGCCAGCATGGGTTTGGCCGTTAGCGAATCGCGATGTGTCCGAGCTGGTGCAGGATCGGGATGACAGCGTAGAACAGTACGATAGCGCCAATCAGGATCACGATCAGCACGTTGATGATGCTGGCGAAGGGTTCGGCGATCGGCATCAACGGCGCTAGTTTGAGCCAGCACCAATAGATAAAACCAGCTACGAGAAGGATGATAATAATCTGGATAATCAGGTCAGGCATGGTAGCCTCCGGGTTGATCCCCCAACGGGGTCGGAGTTATAAAGTTCCATGTCAGGCTGGTCCCATCAGAAACGTCTAGCATTCGAGGAGGCTTTCTACAGCTTTCTGTCGCAGTGCAAGATCAATTCGAAAAACTTAGGATTTGTTTCCCTTGGTGACAATCTTTACTACGGTCAGAAACGGTTCATCACCGCTGTCCTCGATGGACTCGAGCAGGATAAGCACGACATCTATGTCCTGAAATCCCGCCAGCTCGGCATCACCACCATTGCCCGAGCGCTGTCGACCTTCTACCTCGGAATTCACCGCGGGCTTGCCGGAGCTCTGGTCTTCGATTCCAACGAGAACAAAAACCTGGCGCGCGATGAACTGGTGACGATGATCAACGATCTGCCGTCCAGCTTGAAATTCCCCACTATCAAGAAGGACAACCGGGATGGCCTCACCCTTACCACTAATTCCAAAATCCTGTTCAAGTCAGCCGGCGTCAAAAAAACTAAGACCTCAGGCACATTGGGCCGGTCTGCGGGGCTCACCCTATCCCACGGTTCGGAGTTATGTTCCTGGGACAATGACGAGGGACTTGTTTCATACCGGCGTTCCTTGTCCGACAGCCATCCCGACCGTTTATATATTTGGGAAAGTACTGCTCGAGGACCTAATGCGTGGCAGGACATGTGGTACGAGGCGCGTGAAGACGTAAATCATTGCGTATGTATTTTCATTGGCTGGTGGGCGCATGACGGCCAGAAGATCGAGCGTGACAGTCGTGACTGGGAGTTTTACGGTGTTCAGGTGCCAACGGTCGATGAGCAGAAGAAGATCGATCGCGTCAAGGAACTTTATGATTTCGAGATCACGCAGGAGCAACTGGCCTGGTATCGGCGACTTGTTGATCCGGCTAGTCGTGATAGCGGGGATATTGATGCTGGTTTTGAGGCAAACCAGTTCCAGAAACAGGAAGATCCGTGGGATGAGGACGAGGCGTTTCAGATCACGGGCAGCGTGTTCTTC